GATATGCTCCTTTATAATTCACAGGTTGTTGCTTTGGATCAACATAAACTCTTTTTACCAATGAAACAATATCTTCGACAATAGAATGACTGATTACTCCTTTATCATAATCACTTATCAATACAATATCGTCTTTTTGTAAATTTTTAATTAAATTTTTGGTAGGTTCAGAATCAGTATATTTGTCTTCTTTGTCTAATCTTAATAGGTGTTGTCCATCACTGCCAATCATTCTAGTCTTAACTGTGCTTGTTTTGGCATCGCTACTGATGAATGTTTTGATGTTATTTTTTAACAGTATTTCCTGTATTTTGTGCCCTGGGGCATCGTTGCCCACCGAACTATAAAGATGCGTGTCTACGCCCAAGTTTGACAGGTTTAAAGCGAGATTTCCTGCCCCTCCTACGTTGTAATTGCGTTTGTCTTCTTTAAGTACAAGTGCTGATGCTTCTGGAGATACTTTGGTACAATTACCTTGTACCCATACATCCAACATCACATCTCCGATTATTTTCATTTGATCAGTCTTAACATTTTGAACACTGTGTCTAATTTAATTTGATTGGTTTTGTTCTGAAAAGTTTTACGTAAACCTTGGTGTAATGGTTTGGGCCAGTTGCCAAAACTTACCCAAGCATATCCATCGTGTTCTGTGTTTAGTGCAGGAATAAATTCTTTTTCAACCACACACAAATAAGTATGGTATAAAAAATTTTCATCGTTACTGATGAATGTTTCCATTGGAATAGTTTTTTTAACTTTTTGATCTCCTATTTCTTCTTTGATTTCTCTTTGAAGACCTTCCCATAAATTTTTATCTGTTGTAGTTGTGCCACCTACCAGTCCCCAAACATTATTTTGTTTGCTTTGGGTTCTGTGTAATAACAAAAATCTTTTGGTATCTAACGTGTAGAAGAGTGCTCCACACCCTACAATTTTATTGCTCATGTAAGTAATTATATGACTACTGGATCTTCCAAGTGCCTTTTCGATATTCACCTTCGAAAGACAATAACCATTCACTACCATTCCATTTGTATTGCACGCCTGTATTTAAATTGGTAATGTGAGTGGTATCTGTTGTTGTACTGGCATCAAAAATAACTTCCCAATTTGTACCGTTCCATTCTATGATGTCATTAGCACCAGCAACTAAATCTATGTTGCTGTCACCTTTCCAAGCATCTGCGCCATCTTCATTATCTGATGAGCCAATACCTTTTAACAACAATAATCTTTTTCCATTCTGTTTCACTGTTGATGGATCAAATTTTGTAGGGTCTACAATAAAATCAACTGAACCACTTGTTGTGATTGGTCCAACAATTACAGTGTCAGTTGGGATTGTATCTTCGTCCCAATCAATTAATAATTGAAATGGGTTTGCTTCGTTTACTGCTACTGTTCCAACCACTTGGGCATCAATACCTTCTCTATTCAAATAGAGTTTGCTTAATCCATTTTTAAAATTAGGTATAGTTAAAACATTTCCTGTCCATACTTCGCCACCTATTACACCTTTAGTAATAATTTGAGCAACACTATTCAACACATAGATATCTACATTTATACCTGTTGTTCCTTGTACTGAGTCTGTGTCTTTTCTTACGGCTTTTCCTTTGTCGTCTAACTTGATACTGTTTTCATATCCATCTTGATATGCTTTTAGTTCAGGCATAGTTTGACTTAAATCTATATTTCCAGTTTGCTCATTGAATATACTTGTTATAATGTGTGTGATTACTCCTAATTTTTTTACTTTTGTTGGAGGTGAAATGTATATAGGAGTTGTAAAACTTAAAGTAGCAACATCAACTTCTGTTTCTGTTCCTAAAGGAATAGTTCTAGATGAAAAATTAATATTAGATAATTCTACTACACTTAAACTTGTCCAGTCAACGTAGTTGTCTGTGGTTTGTATTTCAAGAGATGGATTAAACAACATCATTATTTGTTCCATTATTTGTAATTTTTGTTCTGTGTTTGATGTCCAAATATCAGCATTCAATGTTAATGTGTATGGTGTTGGCATTAATCTTTCCACAGTGACATTTTTACCTTGTTCATTTAGATATTCTTTACCAGTACTGTCGTATGCTCTTTCTCTTACATGAATTTTACTAATAAAACTTGAATCTGATAAACGAGATCTATCCATTTCTACACCAGTAACATACACACCCATTCTAGGCACAGATGGTAATTTATTTTCTGAATTATCTCTTATAATGTGTGATACTTGTCTTGAAATATCTCCATACATAACAGGAATTGTTCTTAATGAACCGTCTCCATCTTTGTATGAAAAATTACTCATCAGTCTAATTATTTGAGTAATATATCTTCTAATCTGTCCGTCGTAAAAAAACTGCATTAATTATCCGCCTTTGGTCTGAGTGCTTTTGATAAACTTTGTCTTTCAGTAACTGATTCACCAGCAATCGATGATGTTTTAGTGTTATTAATAAATGTACCTTTTTGTGTACTTCTTGTATCAGTGTTAGTTAGTGTCATACGTATGTTATCTTCCATTTTTACCCAACGTCCACCATCGTATCTAAACAATCTATTTGGCAAAAAGTCAGTACGTAAAAAATATTCACCTTTGTCTGAAGCAGTCGGGAAACTGATACCAAATCCAAACTGTTCACCATTAGGTGCTATTCCATCACCAAGAATATATCCATCATAACCTTCTTTAGTAGGTGTTTGAGTTACTCTATCTGCTAATGTTTTTTGTGTAGTTGTGTCTAATTGAGTTGTATCCGTTGTAACAAGTTCTGGTTTTCCTTGGTCATCAACTTGTAGTGTATAAAAATGTGCTATGTCATATCCTGATTTAGGTGAATCTGCTTCTGCTTGTTGAACCACAGCATTGTTGATCTGCATTTCTGTTTCATATGTGGAAAGCACATCTCTTAATGTTTTACCATCACCTGCTCCAGCATCTTTGTTTAATATTTCTTTGAATTCTTGTGAGTCGTAAATTTGTTTTAACTTAACTCTGTATAAGTGTGGATACCAAGTTTGTGAAAAACCTTCTGCCGCTCTGTTTACATCTTCCACCACATAAAATCTTTTCAGTGCTACATTAAAATCATTCAGTGCATATTCATCTTTCAAATGAGGTAATTCAAATACATCACCCGGCATCACTTTTCTACCCAAAGTTTTCACACTTGAAGTGATAGGTATCGTCATGAACAAAGTGTCATTTTGTAAGAACAATCCAAATTGACTCATATCAAAGTCAATATCTTGAACGTTGTATATTCCTCTTATGCTGTACACATCAGGACTGTATTTTCTGTCCCTATTTTCAAGGAACAACATATCTTGAATGTTGGTTTCTTTAACAGCATCATAGCGAGGCTGTGTAGGAGTAGCATCTGCTTCATCAGTATTCTTAGGTCCTAGGTATTTGTGTACAAATACATCGGTTCCGCCCACAGTGAACATTTCAACCACTGTTTTGTCTAAGAATGTGTAATCGTTCCCTTTTTCTGGTTTATAAAGACTTAATCTAGGCATATACATATATTTATCGGACGATAAATATGTATAAGGAAAACTGTATGAGCGATTTGACCACACAAAAACAAGAAGTATTTGACTATGTACACACCAGCCTAGGCGGTGGTATGGTTGATGTAGAATTAGACCCAGTACACTACGAAACAGCACTGAAAGATGCATTAGACAGATTTAGACAGAGATCAGACAATTCTGTTGAAGAAAGTTATATGTTTTTACCACTTGTTAAAGACCAAAACGACTATATCCTTCCTAATGAAGTGATAGAAGTCAGACAAATTTATAGAAGATCCATTGGATCAAGATCCGGTGGTGGAGATGGTGGTACATTGTTCGAACCATTCAATTTAGCATACACAAACACTTACCTATTAGCAAGTTCTAACATGGGTGGCGTAGCAACTTACAATATGTTTGCTCAATATCAAGAATTAGTAGGAAGAATGTTTGGTTCATTTATTGAATTCAAATGGAACACAACCACTAAAAAATTAACAATACTTCAAAGACCTAGACAGGGTGAAGAAGTATTATTAGAATGTTACAATTACAGACCAGATTCAGAATTGCTTAAAGATTATTTGGCACAAAAATGGTTAAGAGATTACACTTTGGCAAAATGTAAGTATATGCTAGGTGAAGCCAGAAGCAAATTCAACACAATAGCAGGTCCACAGGGAGGTACATCATTAAATGGTGATGCTCTAAAACAAGAAGCACAGGCAGAAATGGAAAGACTTGAGATAGAAGTCAAAACACAAACTGGTGGTGGACAAGGTTATTCTTTCGCAATTGGTTAATTCATAGTTGACAATTCAATAAACATATAGTAATATAAACTATATGAAACACCAAATTATTCCGATGTTTTCGGTTCCTCTTTATCAGACAAACATTCCGTCTTTGGATCCTATAGAAGCATCTTGGATAAAAAATTTAAATTTTCCTCCACAAAGTGTTGGTTTGTACGAAGACGAAAATGAAGAGCCAATTAATAAAGGAATGAAAGTGTTGGATCAGCCACAACTTAAAAAATTACGTCAACAGATTACAAATGCCGTGGATAACTTTACACAAGATGTATTAGATATAGAACAAAAATTTGAATTAACAACAAGTTGGGTTAACAAATACGGCAAAGCAGATTTAAATCATCAGCATTCGCATCCAAATTCAATGATAAGTGGTGTGTATTATATTGAAAGTGACGAAACATCATCACCTATAATTTTTAACAAACCTTACTTTTTTACAAATTTATTTCACGAAACAATCAAACCAACTTTTAAAAATAAAAACAACAATCAATACAATCTAGATTATTATGGATTTAAACCTAAAACAGGAGATTTGTATCTTTTTCCATCTTGGTTAGAACACACAGTACCACCACAAGAAATAGATAAAGAAAGATGGAGTTTAGCATTCAACTGTTTTGCCAGAGGTAAATTAGGATCAGGAACTAAACAATTACAATTATGATTATAGGAATATGTGGACTCATAGGTTCGGGCAAAGATACTATCGCTGACTTTTTAGTTAAAGAACACAACTTTCAAAAATTATCTTTTGCTGACAAATTAAAAGATAGTGTGGCTGAAATGTTTAATTGGGATCGATTATTGCTGGATGGAAAAACAGATGAAAGTAGAGCGTGGAGAGAAAAGTCAGACGAATTCTGGAGCAAAGAAATGGGCAGAGATATCACACCAAGATATGTGCTTCAAGTGTTTGGCACAGAATGTATGCGTGATGGATTTTATGATGGTGTATGGGTAAGTTTAGCAAAAAAGAAAATTTTAGACAATCCTGACATCAACTGGGTAATACCAGATGTGCGTTTTGAAAATGAAGCAAACATGATAAAAGAAATAGAAGGTGAAGTTTGGTGGGTAAAAAGAGGTCAAATTCCTGTGTGGTTTAGAATGTATCAAGATATAGGACAAAAACCTAAAGATGTACATCCTTCAGAGTGGGCGTGGGCAAATACTGATTTCACTTCAGAATTAACCAATAATGGCACTATTGCTCAACTTAAAAATCAGGTACAAGATCGCCTTGTTGCCAACGGATTCCTTCAAGGTGCAAAGATCTTTGACAATTAGCACACACAGTTTTTAAATTATTGAACCTACAGTTGTGTAGATTACCATCCACATGAAACACATTAAAATGCTGTTTGAACTTGCTTGAATGTCCACACTTGTCACATTTTTGTTTAATTCTATATCCTGCTATATACCATTTGGGTTGATGACCACTTGGTCCACCATACTTTAAGCACATCTCACATTGCTTTCTATAATATGTTTTGCCTGCCTTTTTATAGTTCACAGCAGAAGGTCTTTCTTTACATTTTGTACATAATGGTCTCATACGACAGTATTTACCTGCCCTTTCCTACCCCTTTTCTTGGTATAGTAATACAGCACGATTTGGGTATTCGTCATAAATACTAGCAATAAAGTTTTACACTTTAATAGGAGATAAAAAAAATGGCATTAGTTTCACCAGGAGTACAGGTTAGTGTAATAGACGAAAGTTTCTACACACCAGCAGAACCGGGCACAGTCCCAATGATATTTGTTGCTTCGGCACAAGATAAAACAAACAGTTCCGGAACAGGAACAGCAGAAGGTACAAAAGCGGCAAATGCCGGCAAAGCGTACTTGATGACTTCACAAAGAGAATTAGCAGAAACATTCGGTGATCCAGTATTT